GCGTCTGGTGGTTCAGGAAATAACTATGGATTATACAATAACGGCACAACTTATCTAAATGCTGCTGTAACTGCCACAAAGGGCGTTACTGGGTATCCTACTTTCCATGCAAGTGCGTCTGGAAGCCAAACTGTAACTAGTGCTACGTTAACAAAAGTTACATTTACGACAGAAGAGTGGGATACAGCAACTGATTTTGCATCAAGTAGGTTCACCCCTTCAGTCGCTGGGTATTATCAAATAAACGCAATCATTAGATGTACTGTCGGTTCTGGTGCTAGTAGCTCAGTTGTTCAAATTTATAAGAATGGGTCATCTTGGGCTATCAATACTGCTAGTGCTCCGAGCGGTACATTAAATTCTGTTTCTGTTTCTGATTTGGTTTATTGTAACGGGACATCTGACTATATTGAGATTTATAGCAGTCAGACAGGAAGTGGTACGCTTACCATTACAAGCGGTAGCTCATTTTCAGGATGCTTAGTAAGAGGTGCGTAATATGAATATTGTTGAAGCAATCATGGCAATCTATACGGATCTTAAGCAAGAAGATTTTCTTTTAGGTGGGTCTATCGTTTTGCAAAATGATAGTGATGGCCGTGGAGATTATATTCGTGAATGGAACCACCAAACATACGTTCAACCAACGGAAGAAGAACTTGTGCAGGCTGGTTGGTCTGAAAAACAAGATTATTTTTCGTGATTTAAAAATACTATAAAGCAATAGGTGATCTATGTCAGATGATCTGAATCAGCAAATCGGGCGCATGGAAGCTCAAATCGAGATGCTTCATCGCGACATGGGTGAACTTAAAACTGAGGTTAAATCTATCGCTTCTGCCATGAACCGGTGGAAGGGTGCAGGTGCACTTCTCGCTTTGATTGGCGTAGTGTTTGGGTTCTTTGTTGACTTGGTCTTTAAAGCGTTAGGTCGATGAATGGACCCGTTTACTATCCTTGCAGGTGCAACTGCGATCTATAACGGGCTGAAGTCTGCTGTCAGCACTGGCGAAGATGTAGTTGATACTGCAAGACGAGTTGGCAATCTCATGTCCGAGGTGGCTAAAGTTGTCCAGATTGTTTCTCTTCCTCACAAGAAAAAGCTATTCCAATCTACTGCTGACTATGAAGCAGAAGCGATACAGCGTTTCACAGCAAAGAAAAAAGCGCAAACCTTAGCTTTTGAGGCAAAGAATCTCTTTATCTCTCAGCACGGCGTTGCATCGTGGGAGCAGATCCAGAAAGAGGTTACTGAGATGCGAAAAGAAGCAGCTCGTCAGGCGCGACTTGAAGCTGAAGCCGCAGAAGAGGCAAAGAAAGACATCATCCTTGTTTCATCAATCGTTGGCGGTCTGATTTTGGCTATGGGTGTAATCGGACTTGTCCTAGTACTCAGGGGAGCACATTAATGGATTTTCTCAAAACATTCGGTCCACTGATTAACTCAGTCGCACCAACTCTTGCTACGGCTATGGGTGGTCCAGTTGCAGGAATGGCTGTGAAAGCTCTGTCTGGTGCGCTTTTCGGTCATCAGGACGCCTCTGATGAAGAGATCAAACTCGCACTGGCAAACCCTACAGCGGAACAATTAGCTGCGCTGAAAAAGGTTGACGCTGACTTCAAGGTGCAGATGAAGTCTCTCGACATCGACTTGGAGCGCATCGCTGCCTCTGACAGAGATAGTGCCAGAAACTACGCAATCATGACCCACGACCTTACTCCGCGTATCTTGGCGGTTATCGTTGTCGTGGCATGGGGATGCGTCCAGTGGTTCATGCTACACAATGTGATCGAGCCTTCGATGCGCGAGTTAATCGCACGTGTTCTCGGTACACTTGATGGCGCGCTGATGCTCGTTCTCTCATACTATTTCGGTTCAGCTCACCGGCATACGGACAGCAAGTAATGCGCGATAACTTTGACCATTGCCTGAAAGCTGTGCTGAAGCACGAAGGCGGCTATGTTGACCATCCGCGTGATCCCGGCGGTGCTACCAATCTCGGCTGCACCAAAAAGGTCTGGGAAGAGTGGGTCGGTCACGAGGTGTCGAAGGACGATATACGCGCACTAACAGTGTCAGATGTAGCACCGCTTTACCGCAAGCGTTATTGGGACGCTGTTAGGGGCGACGATCTCCCTTCCGGTGTAGATATGGCTGTCTTCGACTGCGCTATCAATTCTGGCACAGGACGAGCGGCAAAGATTGCCCAGAAGATTTCCGGTGTGTCGCAGGATGGAGCGATAGGGCCAGCGTCGCTTGCCGCAATTCGTAAGATCGTCGATGACACGGGTGCGATGTTCTTCATCGATCAGTTCTGCGATGCCCGTATCGCGTTTCTCCAAGCACTGCCGACCTTTGAGACATTCGGTAAAGGTTGGATGCGGCGCGTAAATGAGGTAAATAAAGAGGCAGTAGACCTTTCCCGTTCTGGAGATGCCTAATGCCGTTCGTCCCATTGAGCATGCCGTCTGGAGTAGTTAAACCTGCGACACCGCTTATGGCGAAGGGGCGTTATTGGGATACCAATCTCATCCGCTGGCAGTCGAACAAACTCCTACCTGTTGGCGGTTGGCAGCGTATTAACCAGACGGCATTCCCCAGCGCTGTAAGAGCACTATACCCTTGGCGGGATAGATTTAGCTCACCGTGGCTTATGATCGGCTGCGAGACAAAACTGTATGCCAATAACGGATCAACATACACTGACATCACACCTGTAAACTATCAAACATGGTCTGGTGGTGGGGCTTACGGATCGTGGACGTACGGTACTTTGCTTTACGGCGATGATACAGACGCGACTTATCCACGTCCTGCAAGTTTGCTCAATCCTCCTGTCTATACATGGACAATGGATAACTGGGGCGAAGATGTACTTGCAGTATCTTCAAGCGATGGGAGACTGTTTGTTTATCACCCAAATGATACTCAAGCAGCCATTGTAGGATACTCAGATATTTCTGGTGTTGTGCGGTCATCTAACGTGGTTACTGTTTCAACTGTTCTTGATCACTCATTCAGAGTAGGCCAGAGCGTCGTAATCGCTGGCGTAACAAACACGTCTTTCAATGGAACATTTACAGTTGCATCTGTTCCTTCATCTGACACTTTTACATACGCTCAAACCGGAACGAATGCTTCTTCTAGCGGCGGAACTGTAACGCATAGTGGCACACCATCGCAGAGCAACGGTGTCATCGTAACTCCTGAGAGACATTGTGTTGTTTATGGCGGTGAGTCTGGTCGGCAGGTAGCATGGTCTGACCAAGAAGACTACGCAGAGTGGGATTTTGCCTCTGTAACCAATACTGCTGGCTTTTTTGAGCTAGATACGCAGTCTCAAATTCTTATGGCTACAGCAGTCAGAGAAGGAACAATCTTCTGGACAGAAGATGAAGCATGGCTGATGCGGTATATCGGTTCGCCATACATCTACAGCTTTGAGCGTCTTGGTTGGGGTTGCGGCTTGGTTGCACCAAGAGCATTCGCAACATTTTCCGGTAGATGTATTTGGATGGGTAAGGAGAGTTTCTTTATCTATGATGGTGGTTACGTAAAACCGTTGCCATGCGATGTATTTGACTATCTCTCAAAGGATATGGATCAGGCTGTTAGCTCGGCTTATGCGCATGGGTCTGAAAACGGTTTATTTTCTGAAATATGGTTCTGGTATCCGTCACAGGGTGCCGCTGAACCAGATAAGTACGTGATCTATAATTATGCAGAAAATTGGTGGTCTATTGGATCAATGACACGAACAGCAGCCTGTGGTGCTGGTGTTTTCGATTACCCTATCGCTGCGGATGAAAACTTCAATTTGTTCTATCAGGAGAACGGTTGGACTGATAACGGCGCGTCTTTGGTCGGACAAAGATATGCTGAAACAGGATCTCTGAATCTGCAAGACGGTAATAACCTTATCATGGTCCGCCAAGCTCTTACCGATAGTGGCTATGGGTATGAGGCAACTCAGTTGCAGTTCTATAAGTCTTACGCGCCAGACGGCACTGAAACGATATCTTCAGCGTATAATCCTAGACCTAATGGCTATACAGACATTCGGGTAACTGGAAGAGATCTACGGTTGCGCATCGAAGCTACTGAAGATGCACCGTGGAGCGTTGGAGAGACGCGCCTAGACCTAGTTCCAAGGGGCGAAAGATGAAGCTTTTCATTCCCAACCCCCCTGCCGTATATAGTCAATCTACGTTTAATACGATTTTCGATACAATTAAGAGGTCTATATTATCGGGTGTTTCTGTCGATGAAGCAGTAGAAAGCGTGCTTCTTCAAAGTCCAGACGGAACGGTGTATAAGGTTACAGTTAGTAATACGGGAACTCTTACGACTACGGTGGTGCCTCTTGGCTCTCGATGAACAGCAGATAATCAGGCTTTTAGAGTCTGGATTAAAGAAAGGTGGATACACGCATTCCGTTTTGGATATCGTTGCAGATCTGAAGGCCGGGCGCATGCAGGCTTTCTTAAATGACGGGGCAATCGCAATTACTCAGATCGCGAGCTTTCCTCAAAAACGTGTCCTTGAACTTCTGTGGTGTGCCGGTGTTCTTGATGATGTGATTGGGCTAAAAGAAAAATTGATAGAGTTTGCAAAAGAGAATGAGTGCACAATGGGTCGGGCGTATGTCAGGCCGGGACTTGTTGGACCATTAGAGCAGGCTGGATGGCGTAAAGCACAGACAGTTATGTTCTTTGACATGGAGAATTGATATGAGTGGCGGCGGCTCGCAAAGCACTACGACAACAAATAACGTACCTCAATGGATTCAAAAGTTCGGGCAAGAGAACGTCGATTTTGCTAAACGCATAGCAAATCGCCCTTATCAAGCGTATGGCGGTAACACTGTCGCTGGGTTTTCTCCAGACCAGCAAGCCGCCTTCAACATGTTGCGCGGTAATGTTGGCGCGTATCGGCCAGCGTATGAGTCTGCGCTGCGTTCTGCTCAAGACGTTGCTGGTACAAAAGCCGGAGAGTTTAGCGCACAAGATCTCCAGCGCTACATGGACCCATACCAACAGCAGGTAGAACAGGGCGCTCTCTCTAATATTGAACGTCAGCGTCAGTTGGCCCAGAACCAAGTATCACAGCAAGCCGCATCTGCTGGAGCTTTTGGTGGTTCTCGGCAGGCTATCGCTGAAGCCGTTTCTAATGCTGAAGCTGCGCGAGTTGCTGGCGAAACTTCTGCCAATATTCGCTCTCAGGGATTCAAAACCGCTGCCGAACTTATGGCTCAAGACCAAAACCGTGCTCTGCAAGCTGCTCAGTTGCGTCTTGCTGGTGCAGGTCAGGTTGGCGCTCTTGCTCAAGCTGGCCAGCAGTCAATGATGAGCGATGTGTCAGCTCTTTCAGCGGCTGGTAATCAGCAACGTGCTCTGCAACAGCAGCGCCTTGACGAAGCCTATCGTCGCTGGGCTGAACAACGGAATTATCCATTACAGCAGCTCGCTATCCGTCAGGGTGGTCTTAGCGGTATACCGTATAGCACAAGCAGCACGTCTTCTACTTCAGGAGGTGGTAACCCTTGGCTCTCAGCGCTTGGTGGTGCAGGTATGGGAGCTAATATCGGTGGTATGATTCCGGGGCTTGGTGCTGGTTGGGGCGCTGGACTTGGATCTCTAATGGCGTTCCTTTCAGATGAAAGCATGAAGACTGACATTGAGAAGCTTGGCAAGGATAAGGAAACTGGCATCACGATGTACGCATATCGGTACAAGGGCGATCCGAAGAGCTATCCAAAAGTGGTCGGCCCTATGGCGCAAGAGATTGAGAAAAAGTATCCAGATCAGGTCAAGAAGGTTGCAGGTAAGCTTGCAGTTAATCTTGGTTTCGGACCTATGACGCAAAACGCGTAAGGAATAGCAGATGGCTGACGATACCGACCGTTACCGTGAAACAGGCAGTAACCCCCGAGCTGGTGATACTCCCGGCTTTGGCACGGGTGGTGGTGGATCAGTTGGCGGCGGTGGTGGGTATGGATCAGGAGGAGGCCTGCTATCTGGCGGCGGTGATAACGGTCGCGATAATTATGGACGTGATGCGTCAATCAACGCCACAGAGGCAGCCAATCGTGCATTAGCTGAAGAGCGTGCACGTCAGCAGGCGTACATGAATTTCATTGCGTCTCAAGCTGCTGGCGGTCCTAGAACGCGTGGTGGCCCTGCATCTGTAGAGGCAGATTTAGCGCAACGCGATGCAATGATTAAGGACTTTATCACCAAGACTATTATGGCTGAGTCTGGTGGTATTGCGAATATTAAAAATCCACTTTCATCTGCAACTGGTCTTGGACAGTTCACAAAAGGAACATGGTTAGATTTAGTTGACAAGTATCGCCCAGATCTAAAGCGCGACTTAACACAAGGACAAATTCTTGACCTGAGAACAGATCCACAACTCTCTACGGAGATGGTTGGCAATCTGGCGAAAGATAATGCTGCATATCTTGAATCTCGTAACCTTCCAGTTAACGAGGGGTCTCTATATCTTTCTCATTTTCTTGGTGCAGGAACAGCAGCAAATGTGTTGAAGTCATCGCCTGACACGCCAATTAGCGACATTGTCGGTGAAGACGCAATTAACGCAAACAAGCGAATCCTTGGTGGTGACCGTACAGCAGCAGATATTGCTCAATGGGCATCAAATAAGATGATGGCAAGCGTTCCCGCTCGCGGTGCAGTTCAGGCATCTGCAAATGAGCCGTCAGTGCGTTCTGGATTTAACCCTCCAGAAACAGGTCAACCTTCAACTCAACCTGCGCAAACTGGTGGCTTTTTTAATCAATTATTTGGTGGGCCAGCCGCGCTTCAAACTCGCATCGCTGATTTAGAAGCTGCCGGTCGCACATCAACTTACCCGACTTTCGGGAATAATAACCCAGAAGCTGATTGGAATGCGGGAGACGTAAAGCAGTGGTACGCAGATCAGTTTGCTGGCGGAGATATTAGCAAGGTTAAATCACGAATCACTGATTTTGGTGAAGGTCCGGTCGTTGACTATTACACAAAAGATTTAGCAGAAGTTCCGGGTGATATTATTTCTGGACTGCTAGGTGGGATCGGCAAATCCTTTGGAGGTGCCGGTGGTAAACCGTATAAAGGCGCAGAGTCAGACCGCGCATCATCTATCGCAACTGGCAGTATTTTCGGAAATCTTTTCAGTGGTACTCCTCGTGCTGATTATGGCCCTTATGGAAATCTCACACCCGAACAGTATCGTCAGCAATATGGCGCTATCGGTGTCCCACAACGTCAAGCTGTTGCGGCGTTAAGCCCTGCTATCACACCTGCATCAATACCTGCACCTACGCCAGAGGAAATGGCAAAAGACCCATATCTTTGGCAGCAATACTATAACCGTATTCCTCAAAACTATGGTATCGAAATAGCTCAAGCACCACTGATGGGTCCATCGATACGCGGCATATTCTCTTAGGAGCAGATAATGGCAGACGGTCTTCTTGGCGATTGGTTTTCTGGCACAGGTGTATATGGCAACCCTAATGCGGTCGATCCGCAGACAGGTGTTCCTTATGCCGATACCCGTGCAGCGCAACTCGGTGCTCTTGGCAATATCGGGTCACTTCTGATCGCTGCCGGTCAACCTATGACTGGTGCTCAACGTGCACAGCTTCTTGGTCAGATCGGGCCTCAGATCTCTGGTATGCAAACCGACATCTATAACGCTGCACAGCGTCGCTTGATGCAGTCACAGTTTGCTGAGAAGCAGGCAGAGTTGGCTGACACGTCAAAGATTCGCGATCTGATGAAAGACCCGACCGCATTCAAAGCGGCAACGGGTTACGATCTCGGTCAGTTCACTGGGTTAGGACCAAGTGAAATTGGTGCTGCGATTAAGCAGATCACAGTTTCAAAACTTACTCGTGATCCAACTCAGGCTGCGCTTTCAGAGGCACAGTTAAAGAAGACAATTCAGGATTTGGAAAAGCCAGAGACCAAAGAGGTTAATGGTGTTTTATACGAGTATAACAAGGCCGATAAGAAATGGGTTCCAGCGACTGCTGCTACCGAAGAAGGAAGGCCATTAACTCCTGACGAGTTAAAAAAATATGGTCTACCTTCAACCACATCTGCTAAGATGACAAAGACTGGGCCAGTTGTTCTTAACAAGCCTTCGATGAATGCACCGCAAGGGTTCTATTTCTCGCGTCAGCCGGGGACATTGTCGCCTGATGATCCGGGGGAACTGTTGCCAACTCCCGGTGGCCCAGCAACACAACTTTCTTCAGAGATTGCCGGTAAGAAGGCAATTATTGATACGTTCTTTGATAGAGCACCAATGATTGATGAAGCCATTAAATCGGGTGCTTTTGCTGAGACAAACGTTACTGGGAGAATGGCGCTTGCTGCTAATGTCGGAGAGATGGGTGAAATTAACCGTATCTTCAAGCAGGGTGAAGATGCAATTCGCCGTACATTAACTGGTGCTGGGATGGCTATTTCAGAAGCTAGTGATTACGCATCTCAATATCTTCCTTCTGCCGCTGATAGTGAATATACTATCAAGAAAAAATATGACGCAATGACTAAAACATTGAACAACATGCGTTCATCTATCACTCAAGGGCGTGGCGGTGTTCAAGATTTAACATCCGCAGTCACATCAAATCTACCAACTGCAAAGAAAAAATCAGACGAAGATTTGATTAACCAGTATCTAAACCAGTAAGGTATCGCCAATGGCTACTCTTGAGCAGGTAATGCAAGCACTTCGCAACGCTGATGCTTCAGGTAACACTGAAGATGCAAAGCGTCTTGCGAAGATTGCAAGTGAAATGCGTAAGGTTGCGCCAAAAACTGAGCCAGTTGTTCAGCAAATAGCACAACCTTCAGTTTCAGCTGAACAGCCAAAGGGAACCTACGTCCCAGAGATTGACCCGGCATCTGGCGCTGCAACTGGCGGAATGACGTTTGTACCAGAAGTGGCACCTATGCCGTACTCAGAGCAGGTCATGCGCTCTCTCTCGGCAATAGGAACTGGTGCTGATATTGCCGCTCGCACGTTAGCTTCAGGCGCGTCTTTAGGATACGCCGACAAACTTGCTGCTGCGATGTCATCTGGCGACTATGAAAAAAACCTTGCAGTTGAAAGAGCAAGGACAGAGCAAGCAAAACAAGCATTAGGTCCATTCGGAACTCCGACTGAAGTTGCTGGCGGTATTGCAGGAACAGTCGCAATGGCACCTGTTTCAATCACTGCGCGTATGGCAGGAGCTGCTCCAACTTTAGCAAATCTTGCGAAGACAATAGTTGCAGGAGGAATTGAAGGTGCTGGTCTTGGAGCTTTAGAAGCCAAAGGTAGAGATCAAAATGTAGAAGCTGGTGCTGCTATGGGCGGAGCACTCGGAGCGGCTATTCCGGGCGTTCTTGGCGTTGCAAGCAGAGCAATTTCTCCGTTACGTCCTGCGCTTTCTACGGCAGAGCAAAAGGCAGTTGATATTGCGTCGGCAAAAGGTATTCCACTTACTCCCGGTCAGCAAACACAGTTGCGTCCGTTGCGGTTTTTGGAAAGTCAGTTAGAGAACATATCTGGAATTTCACAGCGCCCAGCACAACAAGAGGCGGTAAACCGTGAAGTTGCAAAAACTTTTGGCGCGACTGCTACAGAGATTACTCCGAAAGTTCTTGATGAGAGTTTCTCTCGTCTTGGAACCCAGTTTGACTCATTTACTCAGAATAAAACAATCGACACTGGTTCTGAATTTAAGAATGAAGTGCAACAGATTTTGAATGAGTATAGCCAAACTATTGATGCTAACATCAAGCCGATTTTAGTTAATCAGGCTAAAGGACTTCTTAAACTTGCTCCTCAAACTTCAGGCGATGATTTGCAGAAAATCAGAAGCACGCTTGCTCGTCTTGAGAGAACCAAGAAAGAAGACCCAGAGCTAAACGCAGCTATTTCTCGCTTGCGTGACTCAGTAGATGACGCGATTGAACGGTCTCTTCCAGCAGAAGAAGCGGCAGGCCTTAGATCTGCGAGAGACCAATACCGCAACTTGAATATCGTATCTCAGTCAATTGGTACTGGGGCTGAAGCGCAAGCAGGAAACGTATCTCTTAAAAACATTGCTAACACTTTGTATAACAGAGACAGAGTTGGTTATGCGCGCGGTCGCGGTGGTGCGTTAGAAGAACTTTCGCGTGTTAGCGGTATTGTTGCAAACCCACCATCATCTGGAACGGCTGAAAGAACATTCCTACAAGGACTTCTATCTCCGCAGACTATGGCACAAGGCGGCGGCGGTGCTGTTGGTTATTCACTTGGTGGAATACCGGGGGCGATGATCGGGTATCTCGGAACTCCTATCGCAGCTAACATGGCATACTATAACCCTGCTGTAAGAGGTTATCTGCTCAACCAAGCGGCAGCTCCGTTAGAGAGAGCGATACCATCTTTTACACGGTATGGAACAATGGGCGGGTTATTAGCGACAGATAACTCGAAACGCTGATTGGTAAAGCAGGCATACGATATCCTCGACATCGCTCGGTTCTATTCGAAGGTTGATGTTGGGAAGAAGCACGAGTGCTGGCTCGTGAACGGTATTCACGTCGATAAATTCGGGTATGGCTGCTTTACTCTTTCAGGTGTGCAGATAAGAGCGCATCGTTTCTCGTATCAGGTATTTAACGGCGAGATCGGCGATGGGCTAGTCGTGCGGCACAAGTGCGATACGCCGCTGTGCGTGAACCCGTATCACCTTGAGACTGGCACCGTCGCTGACAACGTCATGGATCGAGTGATTCGCGGTCGGTCGGCATTCGGTGAGCGCAACGGCAAAGCGAAGCTGACAGCAGAATTAGTGAAAAAGATTTTCTATGATGAGCGCTCTTATCCAGTGATCTGCGCCGAGTATGGTCTCAACAAGTCCACCGTATCCCAGATCAAGGTTGGCAAGACGTGGTCTCACGTGACCGGCAAGAAGTACATAAAACGCTGATTTATGCTATTATCTGAACGCGTTGAGCCTTGCTCCGCGCTGCTCTTCCTCCCTAGGGCAGCGGCCCCTGCGTCTCCCATCAGGCGTGGGGGCCACTTTTTAGAGTTATCCACAGGTTTGTTAAACAGGTGTTGCATATAAAAAAATATATGATACGGTCTCAGAAATCAGCGATGGGGCTGAGTAACACGGAGACACGGAAACTATGTCAGAGCCAGATCCGCGCGTCGTAAGATTCCTAATAAATTTACTTGCGATGTGCCTATTCTCGATTATCGTATTCGGTCTAGCTTATATCGTTGATGGGTATGTGCAATGACCAGCGTTGATTGGAGATCGCATTACAAAGACGTGCGACAGAGACTTCGTGCTGCACCGCAGCATAACTTTGTCAGAGCACAGTTAAGGGAGCTACCTGCACCACAGCCTGAGCCAGAACCTGTACAGGAAGAGGTACAAGTCGAAGAAGGACCGGCACCGCTTCCGCCATTGCTTGCAAGGCAATTCAGCGAAGCACATGAGCTTCTCCGCGCAGCTAAGATCACGGTTGTACCACGGTGGAAAGAAATTCTGAGGGAGACATGCGCCAAGTACAAGATTCACCCGGAAGAAGTTCTTGGAAAATCGCGAGAGTCGCCTTTGATATATTGCAGAAGGGAAGTCTACTACCGACTGAGGACAGAGTTAGGGATGAGTCTGAATCAGATCGGACTAAAGCTGAACAAGGATCACACGAGCGTACTGCACGGTGTGAGGGAATACGCAAAAGCACTAGGGAAGCAATGATGGACCACAGAGATGTACTTAAAGAAGCACAGTCGCTTCTATCGCAACGCGGCAATAGCTATGGTGAAGCGCAGTTAAACTTTGAACGAGCAGCGACACTGATGAGCGTGCTTTCAGGTAAAACTGTCACGGCATACGATATGTCGTTGGCGATGCTTGCGATCAAACTATCACGTCTTGCTCATAGTCCAGATCATCATGACTCATGGGTAGACGGTATTAACTACATGGCATTCTGTGCAGAGTTCACAGGAAGAGACGCACCAGATGCTGTGCTTGAACTATCACTAAAGCGCGTACAGTCGAACTTAAACGAAGCAATCAGGGGAGAGAGCAATGGTGGAAGTAAGACCTGACGGACCAAACGAATACGTGATTCTCAGAGATCACTCTATCGCTGGGTGGGTGCATCTCGCAAACGACAAGAAATACCGTGCGCTGACAGTTGACGGTCATCTCACACATCATTGGACACTCACATCAGCACTCTCAGCAGTAGCGGATGACGCAGAGGACATCGAAGTACATGCGACTCGATAACGTACCAGCATCAGAGTATCACTCTTGGGATGCACTCTCAGCTTCAGGCGCAAAGCAGTTGCTGAGATCACCGGCACACTATCTCGCAGCGAAAGAAGTGCAGCGTGATCCAACACCGGCAATGAAATTTGGCACACTCGTTCACGCAATGGTGTTAGAGCCAGACACAGTGGACACTGACTTCGCAGCGATGCCGAAAGTCGATAAGCGCACCACAGCAGGCAAACAGCAAGCTGAACTCTTTGCAGTGACAAACGCGGGTAAAGTGATCGTTGATATGGATGACTTTCAACGCGCGCAGAGGACCGCAGATGCAGTGCGATCACATCATCTCTATAACGATCTATTGAAAGGCGCGAGTGTCGAGCAATCGTTCCGGTGGGATCAACACGGTGTACCGTGCAAGGCTCGCATGGACGCGATACAGGGCGATCTCATAGTGGACCTGAAGACAACGCAAGACGCGTCGCCTGATGGTTTTGCTAAAACGATGGCAGGGCTGAAGTACTACGTGCAAGCGGCCCATTATCTCGACGGGTTCGCCCGTGTCACTGGCACCGAGCAGCGCAACTTCATCTTCGTCGTAGTAGAGACAGAAGCGCCATTCGCCATTGGCATATACGAACTCGACTTCGTGGCGCTCGAAGCTGGTCGCCAAAAGATGGCTCTTGCAGCCGAAGCCTATAAAGCAACGAAGAGCGCGACAGCGTGGAAGGGTTACTCGCCCGACATTGTCACTCTCTCTGTTCCGGGATGGGTGGCAGGTGAAGTAAATGGATGAGATCATCGACGAGTTAGAGAGTGTCCGCATCACTGCTGGCATGAGCACGAGGGAGCTGTCATCTCGCGCCGGTCTTACTCCGAGTCATTGGTGGCAGATATCGCGCAAGACCAGATCAGCGAACTTTGACACGCTGATGCGAATAGCAAAGGTGCTTGGCTATACCATTGTCGCGATACCAGTGCCGGTGACAGAATGAAGATCTGCGGCATCGATCCGGGAGCAAGCGGAGCAATCGCGATACTCGATATCGAAAAAG